CACAACCACCACGCCATTTTTATCAAGTGAAAGTAAAGTTTTAGGAGGGTCATGCTGCTAGCTCCTTATGAATTAAACTTGGCATTGTTGTAAGCAATGCGCTGATTATGTGAATAAGGTGTTCGCTGAAAACATGGTTTACTGAATAACTCAGCTTTGGCTTTACGCTTCTGAAATTTTCGCTCTCGTTCAGCTTCTTCTTGAACCCAAGGCAAGGATCTAAGTTTATCACCTAAGACAACATCAAGGTTTTCAAGAGTAAGCAACCAGCGAACATAGGTGTGCTTGAGATCAACAAGGGCAGTGCCTTTGAATTTTCCGAAGTTAATTACTTCTTGAGATTGAGTAGGAGTATTCATTGATGAGGTTCCTTTAATAGTTTGCTTACCGCTTCAACTACTTGTTTTACTTTTTCTTCAGAATCCCACGCACCGTATTTAAATTCTGTAAATCGATTACATGTTGTAGATGCATAACCGCAGCCATGATCATCTGAAATAAACCAAGCTTCATCACCTTGTTTGGGGTTAAATGGCGCTGGAATTGCCACAGCATTTAAAGGAAATACTTCTGGCTTAATACGGAATTTATTCGCCTCTACATCGAAAATATGAAGAGCCATGCCACTAGAAACTTCTATCCAGCTTTTATCGTCAATAAGGTTGATTTCTACTTTTTTACCTTGAGCCCAAGCGATTTTGGCTTCTTCTCTTGAAAGCATATTCATTGTTGTGGCTCCTTAGCTTCAGCATCTTTTAATGCTTCCATCAAATGCAATTTCAGCCCTTTAAGCTCAGCCTCGAAATCTTTGCGAGAAAGGGAGGTGCCAAGCATATAAAGTGTTTGATTTGCCACATTTAGAAGGTAATCATTTGCAAATGTTTGATGTGCAACTGCTAAGCGATCTGCTGTATGAGCAATTTGTAAGCGACTTTCTTCAACTGACTTATCTATAATTTCTTTAAAATTATTCACAACTCACCCCCTTACCAAAGCGATATAGAACATCGCACCGATCAAAAAGATGATGATTGAGCCAAGAAATACATCCTGGATAAATGCTCGCTTAACGATTTGATCTATCGTCAGTAGACGTTGTGGTTTTTTGTGTGACATAATTACCTCGTACTGAGTACAAGCCCACTTCTGATTTGCCGTCTAAGTGGGCTTTTGTTTGTGTATGAAGTTTAGTTTACCAAAGGAAACTTTCTTGTCAACAAAAAGTTTATTTAAAGAAACTTTATTTTTATTATTGGAAACTTTATTTTTCTATAGGCAAAAGAAAACCCACGCTGGGTGGGTTGGATGGCCAATCAAGAAGTGTTTAAGGGCGATGCATTCTATCAGCTAAGTAGTAGATTCCAAATAAAGTCACCACAATCATTTGCCAGAAGATAAAGAAGAATAAGAATGCTATTACATAGTAAACAATATTATAAAACATTGTCGGAACAGCAAAAATATTTACATCATAAACTAGACGAACAATAAATATAAAAACAGCACTTAATATACTAATCGCAGATAGGTAGCCAAAAAGGAGGGTTAAATATCGCCGACGACTCAACTTTGACTTTCTAAAACCCCCTTCAACTTGCTCATTCAAAAAGGGGGCAGGAAGTGACATAACATTATCCATCGGCGGATAATTGTATGATGCAATTGCTGCCAATGAGCCTATATAAAAACCAGGTAAAATTTGCACAAAAGTTGATATATTATCAAATGCTTTATGGTTGAAAATATTTACACCTGTTGCACTACTATAATCGATTAATGCAAAAATTGAGCAAAACGCAATAGCTAATATGCATGGCAAAATATATAGCAGAGAACGCAAATTATCCCCATTATTAGGGTATTGGACTTTCAAAAAATCAAAAGCTTTTAATGCGTAACTGAACATAAATCACCTATCTAAAATAATCTCCATACCTCATTTAAGAATATCTGATTTATTTGTGTGTTATCAGGGTGGGCGCTTCTACCCCTGGCAGGGTCGAAAGATTTTTTTAATACAAAGGCTGAATTTAAGCTATTAGTGCTATCTAGAGCAACAGTCTGATCTTGACCAGTTTCATTTTCAATAATAGCAAAAGTACTTACATTGTTCAAATTCAGACTATTATTATTAGCTGTATTAATCAGTGAACGCAAGTAACTTTGAGGAGTATCATTTGCCTGTAAGGGGGTAACTTTGAAATCCAATGCACCTGTTAGTCGCACTAAACGCTGATTTGGGTCATTAAAATTTGATGTAACTTCACCTTTAAGTCTTATTCTATTTAGCCGTCCTGATCTGATTGCTTCTGCTAACAAATCACCCGCCATAGGGTAAAGGCTTGAAACAATATTAAATCTATGAATATCAGGAGTACCATCTGGATTGTTAGCATTATCTGGATTGGTAATTTGAAAAATACCTTCAGAATTAGGAGTAATTCTCTTAAGACCTCTTAAGTACCAATTTAGCGTTTTAACTAAAACGGAAACGGGCATGCCAACTACATGTTCTATACCAATTGATGCTAAAAGAGGCTGGTTTGGATTTAATTTTATTACACAATGACACAGATGTTTAACACTTTGATCTTTACCACGTAATTGAACATCATCTGCACCAGTCAATCTATTTCTAAGTGTTCGATTGGGGGCTAAGCCATCATAGTAACCAAATACGATTTCAATTTTACTTGCAGTAACAACCAAGTGTTCAATGGTTGTGCTGTATTGGTTACTGTTAAAAACATATGCAGTTGCCAAGTTGCTTAGATTGTTTTTTAGTAGTGTAAAAGCATCATGAATCTTCACATGATCTATTGGAGGTAAATTGTCTGGTTTTCCTCTGGTTTTGAAGCAAAATTCATAGTATTGAATTATAATTTTATCAGCCATTTAGTTACTCCTTATTGATAATTATTTCACTTGTTGAGCTTTCTTGAGTCATATTTACTCCACCCAACATGATCTCAGGACTGCGTCGGGTTCGCAGTTTTTTAATCTTTTATATTTGAATACTGTTCTAAAAATTCATCTATCCAACCTTGTGCCACATCAAGATTGGTAATGTCAGTTAACTTTAGATTGGTTTCTTCTGCTTCGTTAAAGCCTTCAATAATGGCCTCAAAGATGTTTGCTTCGGTAATAACCTCACGTGCAATTTCCGCAGCGTCATAACTTTGCTTGGCTTTTTTAAGTGAGGCTATTTGTTTATCAATTCCTGCACCAATTTTAGCTAAAGCCAATTTAAATTCTTGACGATTAATTGTTAGCGCAGTTTTGTATTTATTGAGTGTTGCGATCATAACATTCTCTTTTATTTAAAAATTTTAACTATCCAGCTCGCCAGAATTGACGCCCCATTACTTTAAAATTTAAACCGTTTAATTCACTCACTTCACGATCTCGATATTTGGGATTGAGACTATGTAAGCTTAATTTTCCACCTTCCTCCTTGAATATCTGCTTTATCATGCCTTCACCTTCAAAATAAACAGCATATATTTCGCCATCTATAATATCGGTTTGAGAGATATCGATTCCCACCAGGTCACCATCATGAATAAAGTCAGACATGCTATCGCCTTTAGCCTTAATGATTCTCATGCTTTTTGGGTCAACATATTTCTTTTGAAAGAATGATGGAGGAAAAGGAAATTTCCCATTAATAACATCAAAATGAAACTCTATAGATTCACCAGTACCGCATGAAAAGTTTGCTTCCACTACATCAATCCAAATAAATCCATTTTCAATTTCATAGTCCACAACTGTTGGCTCATGGATATCATTAACATCGAATGAAGATTCTTCTTTTCGTGTTAACCCATGTTTATCCATAAATTCTTGCATATTAAAGTTATTTTTCTTTGGTTCATTCTCGCCAGTTAATAACCAGTCTTGTGATGTCTTAAGTACTTTTGCCAAGGATGGTAAGAATTCAGCTTTAGGAATATTTGTTCCTGCAACCCATTTAGACACAGCACCTTTTGTTGCGCCTGTGGCTTCTACTAAATCAACTTGTCGAATTTTTAGCTCTGTCATTCTTTGAATTATTCGGTCGCTGATAGTGCTCATAAAAACATCCTCTTTAATGTTTCCTATAGTAAACAAACATATTGATTTAGAAATAAACTTATGGTTTACTAATGGAAACTAAAAGTTTATAAAGGTAAACCATGACAGTTGATGACTTAAAAACCCACTTTAGAGTTGAAAACGATATTCAACTTACTAAAACGATTCTTGGGGTCACTAGAGGAACCATTAGCAAATGGCGTCATAGAGGTATTCCTGTAGATACACAAGCAAGAATCCAAGTTCTAACCAAAGGCAAATTAAAAGCCAACCTACAAGCACTTTCTGCTTAGGAACCACCATGAGCAAAGTATTAAACGATCTACCTGCAAGCGCCAGAAATAGCATCACAAGGGTGTTGAGAGTTCTTGCAAGCAGCAATAACTCACAAATTGCAGAACAATTAGGACTCGATCCAAGCTCATTTTCCAGAATGAAAAATGATAAGAAATCCAACGGCTTGACGGACATTGAAAATGTTTGCGCAATGTTGGACTCCCTTGGATTAAAGCTTGTTCCAAAGAAATACAAAATGATTAGTGAGACCAGATTAGCTGCATTGCTTGAAATGGCAAAAAGCTGGATGGACAGAATTGATTCTGTTGATGATCTATTTCAGGACGAAATTGATGAACTGGGTATTGGTCAAGAACTTGGATACAAAGAAAAAGCCTGATTTACGAGATCAGGCTTCATATATTCAAAACGAGATGGAAATGAATATGAAAACAAATTTAGCACAAGAGGTGAGTAATGGCTAGAGCAAGGAATATAAAACCTTCGTTCTTTACCAATGATGAACTAAGCGAACTAAACCCATTAGCGCGCCTCTTGTTTATAGGTATGTGGACAGTAGCGGATTATAAGGGATGTTTTGAGTACAAACCAAAACGCCTAAAAGTCCAGTTACTTCCTTACGACGAATGCAATGTTGAAGAACTCACGATTAATCTAGAAAAATCTGGATTTATCGCGATCTATACCGTTCAAGGTCAACAGTATGGAAAAGTGATCAATTTTGAGAAGCATCAGAACCCTCACAAGAACGAAAGAGAGAAAGGTTCGGAACTTCCAGACATTGATCAAAAGGATGAAGAAAACCTAAAGTTTACTAAGGACTTAGGAAATATCGAGATTAATCACGATGAAAACGGAACTGATCGTGCTGATTCCCTTAACCTGATTCCTGATTCCCTCTTACTGAAACCTGAAAACTTATTACCCGAATCGGAAACAAAAACGGCTTCGCCTAAATTTAATTTTAAAACTGAATTAAAAAAATTAGGTGTTAGTGATGAATTGGCAACTGAGTTCTTGCAAGTACGAAAAGCGAAGCAGGCAGTGAATACCAAAAATGCATTTGAAAGTTTGGTCACTGAAATCGGCAAAACAAAATTAACCATAGTTCAAGCCATTGAATACTGTTTGAAACGTCAAAAGCCGTGGGGATCGTTTAAAGCTTCTTGGTACCAAAACGAACAACAGCAAAATATCCATTTCCAACCTGGTGCTAAAACACAGCCTCAAAACTCTTGGGCTGAATACAATCAAGGCTTTGCTCAACAACTCAATCAAACACTTGAGGAGCCGATTGATATAACCCCAAAAAAGTCGGTTCTGATTGAGGAGGTGGGACATGCTTAATGTGATCACCAAAGAGGACGAATTACTCCAAACTTTGCAAGCTTTGTTTGGCGGGCAGTTCAAGAAGCGTTACGAAAACCTTGATGCACAAGCAATGATTATGATCGTACGTGGCGCATTGATGAACTTAAGTGATGACCAATTTAGACAGGGTATGACTCGTTTGTATTCAAGCCGTTTCTGCCCTGATATCGCAGAGTTTAGAGCTTGGTGCGTTTCAGGTTCATGGCAAACAGCTCAAGAAGCTTGGCAGCGTGCTTGTGATTATTCAAAGCAGTCAGAAGCGGAATTAATCAAATCAACTTTGAAAATTACCAAATTGGCAAAGCTTGCTTGGGATTCAGTTTATTGGATGGTTGTGCAAGGTGATATGAAATCAGCTTATCAGCAGTTCAAAACGCTTTATGAAGATTATGTTGCTAAGGCACAAACACTTGGTAAGCAGCAAGAATGGTATGTGCCACCGGTGATGATTGGCTCAAAAGAACCAGTGAAGTCTATTCCTAAAACTTATAAATCAAATCTAACGGATGAGCAGAAATCTATTGCTGATCTCACTACAAAAATTATGGCAACTGGCAAGTCTTGGAAAGATGCATTTCAAGAAGCTCAAATGGAAATTCGAGGTGTCGTGAAGCCAATGATGCAAGGGGAGCTGGTATGAACACTATGGCGAATCAACAGTTATTTGGTCTTGCTGAAAATCGGACAGATATTTGGGCAACCCCTCAAGATTTTTTCAACAAATTAAATGCAGTTTTTAACTTTGATCTCGATGTATGTGCTTTAGCTGAAAATGCAAAGTGTGAGCGATTCTTTAGTCCAGAGCAGAACGGTTTAAAACAAGAATGGACTGGAACATGTTGGATGAATCCACCGTATGGGCGTGAAATTATTGAATGGGTTGCCAAGGCTGCATACACAGCAGAGCAAGGACACACAGTTGTGGCTTTAGTTCCTGTGCGAACTGATGCACGTTGGTTTCAGGATTATTGTTTGGGTCGTGAAATTCACTTTATTCGGGGGCGCTTGAAGTTTGGAGGTTCCAAGTCAAATGCACCATTCGGCTGTTGTGTTGTGGTTTTTCGTCCGAGTCTAAATGATGTCGAGTGGGAAAGCGTAGGGGGTGGGGTGTGAGAACAGGAACCAATAGTGAATCACTTTACATCAAAGATCGTTCAGCTTGGGATTTGTCAGAATTCCTAAGTAGTGGTGGTCAGATCGAACATGTGCCATATGGCTTTTCAAATGAAGTTAAGCATGAGTTCAATAAATCAAATGCTCAATCACACATGAAACAGATAATGGGCGCAGCGATTACAGAGGCTAAGGCTAAGAAAGAATCAAAACCTAAGCGAACTAAAACTGAAGCTGAGATTGAAGCAAAAAGACAGAGTGATAAAGAGCGTAAACGAATCAAAGACGCTCAATCACAGGCGTGACGCTCTTTTGAGTTGTGCTGATGAGTTAGAGGTAATGAGGGCTAACAATGCAAATTCCTAAAGGGTGGCAAACACAATCTAAGACTGTTGCTAGGTCAGTCCTCAAGCCTAGACAAAAACATGAACCATCGTTAGGTGAACGGCTCTTATGCCGTCACCTAGACGCTTTGAAAATTGAATAAGTGCAAGAGTTTAAGTTTCATCCTGAGCGGAAGTGGAAAGCTGATTTTCGTATCGAGGGCTATCCGATCTTGGTTGAGGTTGAGGGAGGCGTGTTCTCAGGTGGTCGTCACACAAGAGGCAAAGGTTATTCAGCAGATTGTGAGAAATACAGTGCAGCAGCAATCCTTGGTTGGGTAGTGATTCGAGGTACTACAGAACAGGTTAAGAAAGGGATTGTAGTTGGTTGGATTGAAGAAGCGATTAAGAAGTTAAAAGTTTAAGGGGCAATTATGAACGCAGCGGTTAATCACATTATGCAAAATGTTAATTGGAAAGAAAGAACATTAGAGGGATGGTTAAAAGCATTTGGCGCATGGTGTGATGCTTGCCCAAATAACCGCTTAACCATTATTAAGACTACACCTGACAAGAAGCTTACGCAGGATCAACGAGAGTGGCTTCTATCTGTATACATGAATGATGGCGAGTATGTTGGTCGACTACCTACAAGAAAGAAATCAGGGTGCTTGATCAATGACAATGAGGCGAGAGCGTTCCAGCGCCTATGGCTTGATATCAAAGATAATGCAAGTGAGATACTGCAAGAGTGGCTTGATCTTGTTTGGTCTCATTATGTTGAGGGATATTCATTAAGAGAGATTGCAGAACATCGAAGCATTAGCAAACATTCTGTTGATCAGGATATCCGTTGCGGTATTGCTTACATGCGAGGGCAGGCTTCATTTATTAAAAGTGAACGAGCTGGTTAAGTATTGACTGTCAGGACAGGAAGTGCTAAATTTCTGTTATAGTGGACGAAGTTATGGTAATCCACTAGATATGAAGCTTACAGAAATGTGGGCTTTTTTTTTAAAAAGAAAATTTTGAATTAGAATTCTAAGCTGTAATTGAGCTTGGAATTAAACATGGATTTATGTGTTGTAGATTGGAAAGCTGTAGCTCCAATAATAGCTGCGTCAATTGCGGCATGTATTGCTTCGTTTACTGCGTTTAGGATATCAAATAGATGGAATAATCAAAAAGGAAGTGAAGTTATAGCAAATGAGGCTAAAGAAGCGATATATCAAATTGGTGAATTATCAAAATTTTATCAAAAAAATTTAGACAATATTAATCCTTCAGATGTTGAGGCTATGATCAGTGATTATCAACTAGTTTATAAAGATGTCATTCATAAAATTGATTTTATATTTAATTCTCCTATTAGCCAAGATGACAAAAAAATTCTTTTAGAAGTGGCATTTAATTTAGGTACATCAAATATAATTTTCATTGAAAAGTTGGATTCAAAAAAAACTAAGGAAGAATTAAAGGAATCGCTCCAAACATCATTCAATAACTTTTCAAAGCAGAAACAAAAATTAATCAAAATATTGATGGATTACGCTCTTTTTAAAAAATAAATAGAATTATTATTTAAAAAAATATGTCCTATCTTATCTAATTAAATATGCTGCCTTGTTTGGGAATACTCGGATTTCTTTACAATGAAAGCGTGTAGGAGGTGAGGGAAGTTTAAGTTTAATATATATTGATATATAATAATATATATAAAACAGCAACATACATTAAATTTAAACTTGATATAACCATTTAATTGGTATAAATTGACTGGATATTAATTAATCAAGGTGATGGTTGTGGAAACTCAAAAAATTGCTGTTGGCGATATTGTTCGCCATAAATCCAAAGATGATGAAATGTTGGTGCTGTCCATAAGTAAACGATGGGTTACATGTGAATATGCTGATTCTGAGGGTGAGAGAGTTGAAAAAGTGTATGACAAAGATTTTTTGGTGTTTGTCGAAAAGAAACCAATAATGAAAATCAACCCGAATGTTTTGAATGACATTTGGAAATAAAGATAAATAAAGCCCCTCCCGAGGGGTTTTTTAATGCCTAGAGGAAAGTGGGATGAATCGAGTCGAAGCACAAAAGAACCTCAAATTACTCGAAGAAGATAAAGCACGCTTACTCTCACTGAATCATCTCAATTCCACTTGGGCGTTTAAGAATCAGTGTGAGATGAGGGTGAAGCAGATTAATGGGTTTATTAATTGCATTAAGAATAACTTGCCTATGGTGATAGGTGGAGAGTAATCTATTGAAATCTAACATTGAATTATAAAGGCTTGATTCTTATGGATCCTAGACTAAATGAAGATTTTCTAAGATATTCTTTGATAAAAACGAGTATGAATTATTTAAATGAAGAATCAAAATATATTGGTAAGTTAAATCCTGAAATATTTGCCAAAGTTATAGTTGTTTTTCATGATGAGCTCAACGAGCTAGAAAATAAATTGACTCAAATTGGTTATTTGATCGATAAAGATGGTTGTAATTTAATAACCGATATTCCTTTGGTTTATTTTAAAAATGAAAAGGGGGAATTTAAAGAACAAGGATACCAAGTAGAAGAGCTTGATTTATTAATGGAAAGAGAACTATTTTTTAAAGCTCTTCCAGAAATTATAAAAGAAATTGAAAGTACCGAAATATCTAAACCTTATTAGAGTTTTTGTAATTTTTAACCTCCTTCGGGAGGTTTTTTATTGGGTAAAGATTATGACATGTCAAGGCTGTGAACAAAGACGAGAGTGGATAAGGAAGCAAAGTGAACGAGCAAAAGAACGAATGCGGAAAGTCCTGCGAGGTCTTGGTATTATTGATCCAGCAGAACAACAAACTAATCGAACAGAACAATCAACTAATTCAGATCAACAACGAACAGGCTGCACAGATTAATCACTTGCTTGAGCATTTAGATTTGGATAGTGAGGGTGAGAGTTCTGGGTATTTGGATGGGTGATTATGAGTAGACCATGCCGTGAATGGGGTTGCCCCAACCTAATCAAGTCACGCAGTCAGAAAGGCTATTGTGATGAGCACGCATCTAAACGTAGCAATTGGAACAAGCGACCAGAGCGAACAGGGTCAACCACAGAACGAGGCTATGGTCATGCTTGGCGTAAGTTGCGTGAGGTTGTATTAAAGCGCGATAACTATCTGTGTGTGCAGTGTAAAAAGGATGGACGTTTTGTTGAGGCTACAGATGTCGATCACATATTGAATAAGGCTAAAGGTGGCACAGATTCAATTGATAACCTTCAATCGCTGTGTGATTCATGCCATAAAATTAAAACTGCAAATGAATGATATTAATTCTCAAATAAGGGAGGGGGGAGGTAAAAAGTTCAAAGCTTTTGCCGAAATGACCGCCCCCTTAACCATTTTTTTACGCGTGCGAAATTAAATATCGAGGGTCTTGACATGGGCGGGCGAAATGCGGTAGCTGGTGCAGGGCGTAAGCCAAAAATCAAAGCAACTGGTGATACTGATTTTGATGATGTTTTTGATATTGATGTGCCTTTTCACTTAGAGCAGATGGATCAAGCGGTCACAATGTGGAAGTCAATTATTCCTGAATTGCTAAAAAGAAAAATATTAAAACTTACTGATATGCACAACGTTGAAATGTTCTGCATGGCTTATCACAACTTACGTGAAGCACAGCATGAAGTTGTTTTATATGGAATTACTATTCAAACAGAATCAGGAAGAGTTAAAAATCCAGCTTTAACTGCTGTCAATGAAGCATCAAAGCAAATCGCTCAGTTTGGCTCTATGTTAGGTCTAGATCCTGCATCACGTACACGCTTATTGGGTGGTGGTGGAAAGCCTAAGAACAACCCATTCGCAGAGGTAATGAACATGTAGTGAGGCCATTAAATGACAGCTTTCCCGAATGTTGATATTGCAAATAAGTGGGCTAAGCAAGTCGTTTTAAATAAAATCCCTGCATGTAAATGGGTGAAATTAGCCTGTGAACGCCACTTAAATGACTTAAAAAATAGCAAAAATAAAGATTTTTTATATAAATTTGACCCTAAATTAGCTGAAAAAAAGATAGCTTTCATTGAATTGTTGCCCCATACAAAAGGTGAGTGGGCAATGAAAAGAATGAAGTTAAGACTAGAGCCTTGGCAGAAATTTGGAATTGCTTGTACTTTCGGCTGGGTTCGTAAAAAGGATGGTTATCGTCGTTTCAGGGAGTCTTATTGGGAAATTCCACGTAAAAATGGTAAGTCAGCAATTGCAGCTGGTGTTGCTCTCAATATGTTTGCTAATGATGATGAATCGGGCAGCGAGGTTTACGCTGGTGCGACCACCGAAAAACAAGCATGGGAAGTATTTAAACCAGCTCGATTAATGGCAGTGCGTTCACCTGATTTTGTTGAGGCAGCTGGAATACAGATAAATGCTGGCAGTCTTGAAATACCTGAAGATGGCTCATTATTTGAAACTATTGTAGGCGATCCGCCTGATGGACAGTCACCGCATTGTGCAATTATTGATGAATATCACGAGCATCAAACAAATGCACAGTACGACACCATGCAAACGGGTATGGGGGCGCGTCGTCAGCCATTGATGTTTGTTATTACAACATCTGGTTTCAATATTGATGGTCCTTGTCACGACTTGCGTTTACGTATTCAAGACATGTTGCTTGGTACAGTGCCAGATGATGAGCTGTTTGGATATATCTGGACCATTGACGATGGTGATGAGTGGACAGATCCCAAGGTATTAGCCAAGGCCAATCCTAATTATGATGTTTCTGTTTATGGCGATTACCTTGAATCACAGCAACGAAAGGCAATAAATAATCCGTCGCGTCAAAACACTTTCAAGACAAAGCATTTAAACATTTGGGTTTCTGCGCGTGAGCAGTACTTCAATATGGAAAAGTGGAATGCTTGTGCAGATAAAGCCTTAAATCTTAGCGATTTTGCAGAAGATAAATGTGTGATGCCATTAGATTTGGCATCAAAGATCGATATCTGTGCGCGAATCAATTTGTTTTGGCGAATCATAGATGGAAAGGTTCATTACTACTGTATTTCCCCAAACTTCTACTTACCACATGAAACCGTATTTGAAGGTGATGAAAAAGCACTTTTAGATCGGTACCAGAAATGGGACAACATGGGGCTTTTAGATGTTCATGAAGGTGCTGAAACCGATTTAGATTTAGTAGCATCGGATATAATCTCTGATTCGAAAAGCCTTTCTGTTGTTGAGGTACCTTATGACAACTGGGGTGCACGTTTAATTGCTAAACAGATTAATGATAGTGGTCTTGAAGCTGTTGAAGTAGCAAAGAACACTAAAAACTTTTCACCACCTATGAAAGAACTGGTTGCTGCGATTGCTTCAGGTCGATTCCATCATGACGGAAATCCTATTCTGTCTTGGATGGTTGGCAATGTAATCAGTAAACCAGATGCAAACAACAATGATTATCCCCGTAAACAGAAAAACATCTTCAAGATTGATGGAGCTGTGTGTTTGCTTATGGGGATTAATCGAATACTCACACTGATTGGCAATCCTGCAGAGGACGATCTATCGAGTCACATTGAAAAACACGGGGTTAGAAGACTCTAATGAGCATAAAATCAAAAATAGGGGAGTGGCTTGGATTCAAGTCTACTCCCCTTGTTATTTCTGGACCTGATGAATTGGCACGTATTTTTGGTGCTGAATTTGTCACAGGTACAGGACAGCCTGTTACGCCATTGAGAGCTATGCAACTTGCGATTGTATTTTCATGTGTACGAGTGCTTTCAGAATCAATGGGCATGTTGCCATGCAGATTGTATAAACAGGAAGGTAAATACAAGCATCCAGCTGTAAATCATAAACTTTATGAGCTTTTAAGCCTTGCACCTAATGACTATATGACGACTCAAGAATTTTGGGAATTACTTATGGTTTGCTTGTGCTTGAGGGGTAACTTCTACGCCTACAAGGTTTATGCCTTGGGTGAGGTTGTTGAATTACTTCCTCTTGATCCAAGTTCTGTTACGCCAAAACTCAATGATGACTGGACTGTTGAGTATCAGGTTAATTTTAAGAATGGTGGTATCAAAACACTAAGCCAAAATGAAATTTGGCATGTCCGTTTATTCACCTTGGATGGTTTAACTGGTCTTAATCCTGTGGCATATGCGCGTAAATGTATTGGGCTAGGTTTAGATACAGAAGAGCACGGTGCAACATTATTCAAAAATGGTGCTGTTACTTCAGGTGTTTTAGAAACTGAAGAATCACTCACTGATGTTGCTTTCAACCGTCTTAAAACTGAATTTGAAGAAAACTACACAGGACTGGCAAATACATACAGACCCATGATTCTTGAGCAAGGTCTGAAATGGAAACCAACCGCTTTAAATCTTGAAGATTCCCAATTCCTAGAAACACGTGAATATCAAAAAAGTGAAATCTGCGGATTGTTCCGGGTACCACCTCATTTAGTGGCAGCAATGGACAAGATGACATTAAACAATATCGAACATATGGGGATGAGCTTTGTGAATTACTCTTTGGTTCCCTATATGACTCGTATTGAATCAAGAATCAGAGTTGGATTGCTCAATGAAAAAGATCGTAAAAATCATTATGCAAAATTCAATGCTGGTGCGCTTTTACGTGGTGACTTGAAAACACGTTATGAATCTTACGGTAAGGGTATTCAGTGGGGATGGTTAAGTCCTAATGATTGCCGAGAACTTGAAGATATGAATCCGCGTGAAGGTGGGGATATTTACTTAACCCCAATGAATATGACAACTAAACCTGAGGATGATAGTGATGCAAAAAAAGCATCTTAATGTGCCTTTTGAAATCAAATCTGTATCAGCCACAGGTGAGTTTGAGGGCTACGGTTCGGTATTTGGTATTAAAGATAGCTATGGTGATGTTGTTATGCCAGGCGCATTCAAGCGAACACTAAATGAATGGTCTCAAAAGGGACGTTTGCCCGCCATGTTGTGGCAACACAAAACAGATGAGCCCTTGGGACCATATCTGGAGATGAAAGAAGATGAAAACGGCCTTTATGTAAAAGGCCGTTTGCTTATTGACGATGATCCACTGGCAAAACGTGCACATGGTCATTTGAAAGCAAAATCAATAGGTGGCTTATCCATTGGTTTTATTCTTCGGGATTACGAATATGACAAACAGCTTGGCGTTTACAAGCTAACAGACATTGATTTGTGGGAAGTATCACTTGTGACTTTTCCTGCAAATGATGAAGCGCGAGTTTCAGATGTGAAATCAGCGTTGGATCGAGGGGAAACCCCATCTGAAATGGAAGTAGAGCGAGCATTGCGAGATGCTGGTTTCACACTTCAACAAGCCAAAGCCTTTATGGCTAAAGGTTACGGAGCGATTAGTGCACAGAGAAATACTGAGCAAACTGATGACGCGCTTCAATCACTCAAAGACTTAAAATCCATTTTTACAGCAGGTAAATAAATCATGGCTATTGAAAAGAAAGATGTTGAAGAAGTTGCAAAAGATCTAAAGGGTGCGTTTGATGACTTCAAAGCCACCAATGATAAAGAACTGGAAGCAATCAAATCGGAAAAAGGTAAATTAAGTGAACAAGTTGAAAAACTTAATGAAAAATTAGGTGATATTGACAAGCTTAAAACTGAACTTGAAAAAGAGCTTAAAGCAGCAAAACGCCCAGGTGTGACTGGTGGTGAAGGTGTTGACGAGCATAAAACTGCATTTTATCAATTCCTTCGTAAAGGTGTTGATGATGGTCTTGCTGATTTAGAGCGCAAAGCTGTTCAAACCACAACTAATCCTGATGGTGGCTTTGCGGTACCAGAAGAACTAGATCGCACATTATTGGAACTTTTGAAAGATGAAAGCCCAATGCGTAACGTTTGTTCGCAAATCACTGTTGGATCGCCTGATTATAAAAAATTAGTCAATCTTGGTGGTGCTGGTTCAGGCTGGGTGGGTGAAACAGATGCACGCCCTGCAACTGGAACTCCAACACTTGCACAACTTCAAGCAACAATGGGGGAAATCTATGCCAATCCTCAAGCAACACAAACATCTTTAGATGACGTGTTCTTTAATGTTGAAAACTGGATCTCGACAGAAGTTGCACGTGAATTTGCTGAAAAAGAAGGTCATGCATTCTTGCTTGGTGATGGTTCTAAAAAACCAAAAGGTATTTTAGCCAATACGTTGACTACAGAAGCTGATAAAGACCGTGCATTTGGTTCGCTTCAGAAAATCATTTCTGGTCAGGCAGGCAACTTCAATGGTGACAATCTTATTGATTTGATCTACTCATTGAAAAAAGGCTATCGAAATGGCGCTTTGTTCATGATGACAAATCTTACTCAAGCAAAAGTGCGTAAATTTAAAGATTCTGAAGGTAATTACTTATGGCAACCGGGCCTGCAGCTGGGTCAACCATCAACATTGCTTGGATATGGCATTGAAGAAAATGAAGATATGCCAGAAGCTGAAGCGGATGCTAATGCAATTTTATTTGGTAACTTTAAGCGCGGTTATTTGATTGTCGATCGCATGGGAACTCGTGTATTACGTGACCCGTACACCAATAAGCCTTACGTTGGTTTTTATACCACAAAACGTACTGGTGGCATGCTTACAGATAGCAATGCAATTAAAGCACTAACGCTATCTGCTTAAATCTATCATTTAGAATATGCCTTACTTTTTGTGAGGCATATTTTTTGGGGGAAACATGCCAATTATTACGGTAAAACAGACCTTTAAAATTGCTATTGAAAATGGAAATAAGGTCATAGAAATTGGAAAAGGTGATCAAGATGTATCGGATCGCATTGCGGAAGTCGCTGTAAATCAATTGAAAGTTGCAACATTTAATGCGAAAGGAAAACAGAATGAATCAGTTTCTAACGCTGGAACAGGTAAAACTACACCTGAAAGTTGATCATGATGATGAAGATTCAGATATAGAGGCGCTAATTGATGCCTCGTTTTTCGCATTCGAAGAATCAACCAATCGCAAGCTCTATGCTGAAAATGAAGCAATTCCCGAGGATATTAAAAATGGTGTTCATATCAGTGATGCAATTATTCAGGGTGCTAAATTATTAATTGGTCACTGGTATCGGAATAGAGAAACCACTGGTAATTTGCAAAACTTGCCATTTGCTACAGAGTGGCTTTGGCGTAGACATCGATTTGTGAATATGGGGTGATTTATGGGTATTCCTGCAGGCGAACTACTCCACCGAGTAACCATCCAACACAAAATCACGCCCACCGATGAATATAATAATGAACTTGAGCCGATTTGGTCTGTATACAAAAAGCTTTGGTCTAAAGTTGAGTTTCTATCTGTAAAAGATACTTTAACTGCAAAGGCTGTTGGATCAGAGACTAATGCACGCTTAAAGATTCGCAAACGTACCGATATCACAACAGAAATGCGTGTGTTATGGAAAAATCAGACTTTTCAAATCGTTTCACCGCCAAAACCTGACAATGAAAACGCTGAAATTTATGTAACGTTTGAGTTGAAACTATTGGGGTAGATTAGATATGGCTGATATTCAATTCGATATCCAAGGACTAGATCAACTTCAATCCAAACTTGAACGCCTCAATAATCCGCGCAAAGTAAAATCAATGGTTCGCAAGGCATTAAGACAAGCTGCGAATATTGTTCGTGATACAGCGCGTAATAATGCCAAGTTAATTGATGATCCTGAAACACGTGAGAAGATCTGGAAAAACATTAGTGTTCAGGGTGGAAAAACAAGAAATCCAAGTGATATTAAAATTAGAGTAGGTGTGAGAGGTGGTGCAGCAATGAATCAACATTCTGATGCAGCTGCTTTATCGTCTTTATCAGGTGGTAATACAACTTACTGGCGCTATTTAGAGTTCGGAGCAGCTACAACACCTGCGACACCTTTTATGAGACCAGCTTTGGCAAACAATATCCAACCGGTCACAGATAAGTTTGTTCAAATGTTGAATGACGAAATTGACAAAGCTTTAGCGAGTGGATCATGAACATTTTACCAATCTTTAAAACACTACAAGCGTCATCTGAGGTCGTTGCGCTGGTTGGCAATCGAATTTATGAAGATATTGCACCTGACAAAACACCATTTCCTTACATTGTTTGGTCAACAATCGGAGCTGAGCCTAGTCATAACCTTGACTGTCCACCTCAGATAGATCACTTAACTTATCAGTTGGTTGTTTACGACACTCAAGCAACACGAGCTTCAAATATTCGAAAACAAATCAGTGCAGTATTAGACCCACTTTGCACAATCACAAACCTACATCCAAACCATGTCGAACGTGTTGCCGATACCAATATTTTTGGTCGTGGATTTGATGCGAATTGGTTTATATTAAGATAAAATATGGGTTCTCTGTATTTTAAAAGTTATTTTATGGACAAAGTAAATTTTGATAATGATGGTTCAAAAAACCAGCAAATTTACAATCAAAATGAGGAAGCTGCTTTAATTGCTTGGGGGCAAGCGGTAATTGCAGAATATAAATATTCCAAAATGTACAATAATATTTCATTTTGGGTTAATATAATTAATGTAATTTCTTATTGCTTCCCGATTTTAATTACTGCTGTTCTTTTGGCAGCATCAAACCAAGATTTTCAGTATTTTTTCCAGCATAAAAGCATAATAGAACAAATAGGTGTTATTGGGTCTGCTTTAGTTTTTGTGATACCTGTTGTTTTCTTCTGGGTTTTTAAGTTTGATAGTAATTTGGAAGCCTACAAAGAAGGCATGTTAAATAATCTAAGAAATGCTAAAGATGCGAAAGAAATTTATCAAAATAAAGAGTTTGATAAGCTTAAGTGGTTTTATAATTATCTGCATGAACAAGACAAAAAGGATAAAATTTACTTAAAATCTGATGATAAAAGGGTGGAAAAAGCAGCTTATACTCATTGGCTGGAAACATCTGGTCAAAATTGTATTTTATGTAAAAAGGAATCTTATGCTTTAAGACCAAATACATTACAAAGAATATTTAAACAATATAGAATCTGCACCAAATGTGGATCTTTAGATGTTAACAAAAAGTGAAGGGGAAAATGCAGTGAAAACATTTATTGAGGCTCTAAACGAAGCTAAAGCAAAACTACTTTTATCAAATACTAAAACTGAAGATGATCTAAAACGGGAAAAAGAAGAGTCTATTAAAAAGTTTGATGAATTTTATTCAAAATTGAATGAAATTGAGAAACAAACAATTGTAGATTATGTAAAAAGCATTGAGTTCACTGTTTCAACTGAAGGTGATACAAGATACGCTACATCTTTAATTAGTTCTAAAACAGTTAAATGTCCTAAATGTAAGTTTGAGTTCAAACCTTAATTTTAAAGAAAGTCAAACCCCAGCTAATGCTGGGTTTTTTTATGCCTAAAAAGAGGAGTAACTACTCATGGCGAAGAAAGGGGTACTCGGAAACGGTACAGGAATTTGGATTCTGCATGGTGCAGTTCCAACATTAACAAAACTTGGATGCGTCACTGAATTTGTATTTGGTGATGATACTTTTGCTGATGTAGATAATACATGCTTGGAAGAAACTGAAGTTCGTACAAGTGAAGATGGCTTATCTACACCGGGTGATGGTAGCTTTAAAATCAATACTGATCCAACAAATGCTACACATATAATGTTATTGGATCTTGCAGATAAAAAAGAAATTATCGGCATTTACATGGGCTGGAATGATGGTGTGGGTGTACCTACATTGACTGGCTCTACAGTTGATTTGCCTGAAACGCGTACATGGTCATGGTGTGAAGCTAAACTTCGCAAAAACTCTGTAGTTGTAGGTTTGGATGCGTTAAACAATCATACAGTGCCATTCAAACGCCAAACAAAAGTTACAGATGAATTTAAGGTGACTCCATAATGGCTAAACTCACATTAAAGGCAGCTCAAAAGGCCATTGGTATTGGCACATTCGTTGAAAAAACAATTAAGTTCCGTGATGCTGAAGGCAAAGAGTTCTCAGGTGAAATCCTTGTTAAAATCCTATCCCATGATGAAGTTGTGGCGGCAACCGATGTATGGGGCATGAAAAACAGTGGTGAATTAACTGTTGATCAGTACCGCAAAGCCTTACTTCATCAAGTCGTTTACGAAGATGAAAAAACTCAATTCTTCCCAAAAATTGGCGATACTGGTTCAGTTTCAACTGAAGTAATTGGTGCGATGTACGATGCAGCTGATGAGGTTGTGAATTTTTCGGGAAAGAACTGGATCTCGAACCAGACAGCGAGTTCTGGTGCGAACTCGTCATCAACGGAATCGGCGGAAGAACAGTAGCTGAAGCCAAGGCCAATATTTCAAATCCTGAATTGATGTTATGGAGATCCTATCGTAAAAAGTATGGATCTCTTTTTTTTGGTCGCAGATTAGAGCAATCTTTTGGCAACTGGATGGCGCATTACTCAAGATTTAAAGTGAAAGAAGGCACAGATATTGATGTATTTGATTTCATGCCACATGAGGAAGCGCCATCAACAAGTTTTGAGCAAGAACGCATGAAAGCCATTGAGAAGAAATCTGCCTAGATCGGTTTCTTCATTCATTTAAAAGGATTATTTATGGACATTAAATCAATTGTGGTGAACCCACCTCAAAAAGGCATATATGTTGACCTTCAATGTAATTTTGATCATATATACCTTGATATTGGCAATTGCTATTTAGAGTTTATCAAGATAAACCAAGATACGTTCCAATTAATAAAATCGCACTCGGCAGATTCTCCAAACCTTCATCCAGTAGTTTCGTGGTCAGGTGTTTTATGGCATCGGCAGGAAGCTCTCGAAGCGAATCAATCATTGACTGCTTATCTTCAGGGTCTAAATCAGACTGATTTATCTTATTCTCTAAAATTGCCTTAAGTGTATCTGCTTCAAATTTAACAGTTACAACATCTAGTATAGCTGTTAGGCCACCATCATCAGCCAAAAAATCAAGGCCGCGATGAGTAATCCGTATAATCGCATAGCTGAAAATTCCATCAACAGACTCGCTGATTGGATTACTTTCAATTAGTTTGTGTTGAGCCAAATAACTAAGGTTTGCTACGATCTTTTTCTCGTCTGGATCATTAAATATTTCGTATAAGTCAGTATCAACTGCTTTTGGGTAACATGTTGAAGCAATTTGCAATATTTGATTTTGTAAAAGCCTATCAATGACCATTTTGAAATCCTTTTTAAGTTTAAGGTTGTAAATTTTTAAATTATTCGAAATTTGAATTCTAACAAAACCAAACCTCCTTCGGGAGGTTTCTTTTTAACCCAATAATTAGTATCTTGGTCTAAATTTATATTTTAGGGTGGGGTATGAAAAAGATTATTTTATTAAGTATGTTTTTGGGACTATTTGGTTGTAGTAAAAAGGTTGAAGATACAAATACTGCATCAAGTGAATCCACTTTACCAAAGCCTATTAGCGAGCATGCTTACTCTACATATACTAAAGATCAATTTCCAAGACTGTATGAAAAATGGGGTGATGATTGGGTTGTAAAGATTTCTGAATTAGAAAAAAAGGCTGTCCATAAAATTGCTAATGAGCATAATAGTTGTGACTCTATCGAAATAGCAGCATTATCTGAAAATAAAAGTACACCCAAAAAAGAGGCTGTATTTTTTATTGATTGTGCAAATGGTGAAAGATTTTATGTGTCTCAAAATGACTTAGATAAAAATACGGAAATTAAGTCTCAAACAGCAAAAGCTATTAGTCAATCAGAGGCATTTGATAAATGCATTCAAATGGTTAAAGAAAACACAAAATATCCGTCATCTGTAAATTTTAAAATGTTAGATAGTAATGGGTTTACTGCCAAAACAACTGGAAATGTAGCAATAAACTTAGGGTTTGAAGCCAAAAATAGTTTTGGTGCAGAACTTCCTGCAAGAGCAAGATGTATTTTTACACCTGATGGTGTAAATGAAATCACTATCACTGAAGGTTAGCTAATCTTCAGAATTTAAAAGTTGAGCAATTTTTCACTCAACCACCGCAAGGTGGTTTTTTATTGCCTGAGGAAAACTATATGGCTACAAAACTGGGTTCTTTAACACTTGATTTGATATGCCGTACAGGTAATTTCACTCAGGGTATGCGGGATGCGTCTAATTCAGCTACGAGAGAAATGGGTCGTATTGAGCAAAGCACAAATAATGTTACTAATGCTTTAAAGGGTATGGCGGTAGCTGCTATAGGTACTTTTTCATTATCACAGCTATCAGGCTATGCGGACGAATATATAAATCTACAAAACCGCCTAAAACTAGTTACTAGTTCACAAAAAGAATTAGCTCAAGCAACAGAAGATACTTACCGAATTTCCCAAGTTACAGCTTCTTCATGGGATTCAACAGCGCAGGTTTATCAGCGCTTTGCGCAAAATGCAAAATCTCTAGGAATTAATTTAAAACAAGCAGCAAGTTTGACTGAAACTGTATCAAAAGCAATTGCGATTAGTGGTGGAACGGCTGCGAGCTCTGAAGCAGCATTGGTTCAATTTTCACAGGCACTTAGTTCAGGAATATTAAGAGGCGAAGAGTACAATTCAATTAGCGAGCAAGCAGGAGGTCTTCGAGATGCTATAGCTAAAGGATTGAATATTTCTGTAGGGGATTTAAGAAACTGGGCAAATGAAGGTAAATTAACAACAGATGTAGTAGTAAAAGCACTTACAAATGCGAAAATTTCTGTTGATGACTTATTTGGGAAAACAGATTTTACTGGTGCTCAAGGTTGGCAGCTAATTCAAGATGCAGCTATGAAAACTGTTGGTGAATTTTCGAAAGCCACTGGCGCTTCAAAAGCAATGTTTGAAAGCCTAAAATTATTATCTGAAAATATGGGTGCGGTAACCAATACATTAATGATTGGTGGCGCTTACATGGCTGGCACATATATCCCTACAATCTACAAAAGTGTTGTCGCAGCCAAAACAAGAATAGCAACCTTACTTGAAGAAATTCAAACTGAGAATGCAGCAATTATTCAAACTCAACGTAAAGCACAAGCTGAATACAATGCAAGTCAGGCTGAGTTAACAAGAGCAAGAGATGCTGTTGTTGCTGCTGAAATGCAAGTAAATGCTAATAGAGCAGTTATTGGGTCTGAAATTCAAAGAATTCAAGCCACTATTGCTGCTACAAATGCTGAAAAGGCTCAGGAAATCCAAAACCATAAAAGCCAGATTACGGATATTGGTCGAAGTCAGTCAGTAACTAGAATGGCTCAACTCCAACAAGTTTTAGCTGCTCAAACAGCAGAATTAACAGCTCTTGAGGGTAAATTAGCTTCTACCACTCTTACTTCATCAAATGTGTATGTTGCTGCTCGAAACGCGGAAACTGCTGCAACTGGTCGCGCAACTGTTGCTACCAATCAGCTTAATATTGCAAATTCCTTAACCACTAGATCTTCTATGGGTTTGGTTGGGGCTTTAGGTGGGCCTGTTGGTCTCGGCATAATGGTTGCTTCTGTGGCTGCTGGATTTCTATTAATGAGGGATTCATCAAAAGACACACAGAGCGCTTTAGAAGAGCAGGGTTTAACAGTTGACGAGCTAAAAGTTAAATATAGTCAACTTAACGCTGAACAATTAAAGTTAAAAGCATTAGGTGCATCAGATGCAATTGAAGCTGAAAATGAAAAAATTAGAACATTATTTATTACTCTAGAAAGATACATAAGCGATTTAAATGGTCAAGGCAATACAGATCGAGCAAATGCCTTACAACAATATCTTGAAGACTTAAAAGTTGGTGGAGATAGAGCTAAAAATGCATTTGCTAGACTTGAAAAGCAAAGGGTAGTTAATCCTGAAGACATTGCATATGCTGCCAAGATGGGTGCCGCTGTAAAAAGTTCTACCAACGAGGTTGATAAACAAAACCAAATCCTTAGCATTGCATCAAACAAACATATTGAACATGCAAAGGCAGCAAAAACTGGTGCTGAAGGTGTTGCTCAATTTGGAAGAGAAGCAGTAGGTTCTGCTGCGCAGATTAAAGGTTTAAGTGCTGAGGTTCAGAAATTCATTAGCGAAACTTTAAATACCATCTCAAGTAATAGTGAGGTTTTGGCATTAAGAGCTAAGGGTATTTCTAAGGAATATGCTGAAGGTTTTGTTAAGCTTAGACAGATGCAAGGCTTAATTGGTAAAGATACACCTGTTGATATGGGTGCTTTTAATCTATTTTTGGCCGACTTATCAATTAAAGAAAAGATCAAGAATTTAGATGATCAACAGGCTAAATCCGAAAAAGATAAAACTAAGGAGCTCGAAAGACAACAGAAAGTTCGAGAAAAGCATGCCGCACTTCTCGCCAGCAGTAATGAGCAAACACGTAATATGCTCAAAGTTTACCAAGCATTTCTAAATGCTGGGGTAGATGATGTTAAGGCACGGGTTTTAACTTCACAAGTTGGACGAGAGGGAGATTTTCTAAGTAAGAACCTGTATGGAAACCATACAGATGCTGCTAACGGAAAAACTAATACTGGTTTTATCTCTTGGCAAGGTGAACGCTCAAAATCTTTAATTGATTATTTGAGATCGCAAGGTGTATTGGATAGCAAAGGCAATATTCAGCAAACCCAAGAAGCATTAGATGCTCAGGCTAAATTCTTTATTCAAGAAGTCATGAGTCAAAAAAGATACTTGCCATCAAAGAATGCATTAGTAGGAACTAGTGACAATTACCGCGAACTTGAGCAAATTTTTGGTAAAAATGCTATTGCTTGGGACTATGCTGGAAATAGTATAGGCAAGGATAAAGCATCTAAGAATCTTGCTAGGCAAGATAGTTACTATGCAAAACTTGGTAAGCTTTTAGGTGAAAATCCTGATAGTTTTCTTGGGTCGTTCAAAGATTTATCTAAGCAGGATGATGATGTTTATAAACTTAAAACAAGAATTGAGGATGAGAAAAAATCCTTAATAGAGTTTTATGACGATTGGCAAAAGCTCGAAAACAATAACTCTGAAAAGGTTAAAGATATTCAAGAAAAATTTGCTAATGATCCAGCGGTAAGGGATCGCCTTTTAGCATTGCAATCTAAAGCTTATCAGGAAGATGTAGAAAACTATATTAAAGCTGGTGACGATCGGGTTAAAGCAGATTATCAAGCAACACAAGAGATTATTGCTGCTCGCCAAGCTGCATTCGACAACATCAATAACCCAATTTACTCAATGAGGGATAAAGGTGTTGAGGCGCAAGCACAAGCATCTATGACTCCAGTTCAGTATCAATCTTGGCAACTGAATAAGGAGCAACAGGATGGTTATACAGGTCTTGGAAATGATTTGATAGATTCTGTTAATGCTATCAATGAAAGCCAAATTCTGTCTGAGCAAGAAAAGTATGATCAGCTTAAAAGTGCACATGAAGAGTATGTGAATTCAAAGGCTTCATTAGATCTTTTATATGACAAGCAAACTAAAGACTTAGCACGCAGTCAGACAGTAGACCAACTCAATATGTGGGGAGGTATTCTTTCAACCGCGCAGAATACTTTTTCTCAATTAACACAGTCTGCTAAAGATGGAATGGGAGAGCAATCTTCAATGTACAGAACAATGTTTGCTCTTCAACAAGGTTTCTCGGTTGCTTCATCATTAGTTGCTGCTTGGACTGCATATACTCAGGCATTTGCAGATCCTAGTGCAATGACACTGCCTCAGAAGTTTGCTGGTGCTGCATCTGTAATGGCCGCCTTAACACCTGCTTTGGCGACAATTGGTTCGATAGGTTTCTCATCTGGTGGTTATACAGGGAGTGGAGGAAAATTCGATGTTGCTGGCGTGGTGCATAAAGGTGAGGGGGTATTAAATCAGGAAGAAATTGCCGCTTTGGGTGGACCATCTGGATTTTATGCATTGCGAAGCTTCATTAAAAACGGTTTTGCTGAAGGTGGATTTGTTGATGGAGGGATTAAGGTTCTTAATCCACAGCAAGGGAGTGATTCAGGGCGCTACATCTATGAATCGAGATCAAATCAAAGCTCTCAGCCATCTCAAGTGACTGTGAATCCAAATATCATTATTACTGATGATCGTAAGTCAATCAGCGAATTTATGGCTAGTCGGGAGGGTGAGCAGATCATTTTGAAAACTTTAAAACGTAATGGTTACGCCCGATAAGCCTCAGTAGAGGCTTTAATTTTTTGGAGAATGTATGAAAAATTTATTATGGTTTGGTGCTGGTTGCTTGATTGGTCTGTCGATAAAGAAACCTAGTAAACCAAATTTTGTTTTTAATACCTCTAATGATGGTAGATCAATAGGGTCCATGTTGAAAACAAAAGAAGCCGAAAAAGTGATTTTAGAAACTCTAAAAAGACATAGCTTTCGATAGATAAAGCAAGAGGACACAATGAAAATACAAATCCAATTCGGCACAGTGAATGTATTAACAAACTGTCCTTTGCTTGATTCAACTGAATTTTTAGAGTTTAAAACGGAAGTTCATGAGAGCTATGACGGTTCAGAAGATCGCTTAAATTTACGTGATCAACCGCGCCAAGAGTTACGCTTTAAATATGTGACATTCAGAAAAGCTCTAGGTGATATGTTCCACATGCTCTATGCGAATCAGCGTGGCTTGTGGGGCATCCCAATGAAGCAGATTAAACTGAAAATTCCTGACTTGGATTCAGACTTTCTACCTTTTGGTACCGAATTAACAAGAGCCGACTTCCGAGTCGGTTTTATTTTGCTTGAAAGTTCTGAAGGAGTGAAAGTTGCTGAGATTACAGAAATAGGCCGATATGTCGTAACACAGCAAGAAATTCGAGCTCCTGAAACAAATGAGATCATCCAGGAGGAGATTATCGAATTTCAAGATGGATTTAGATTTTCAAAAAAAATTACGGCAACAAATGCCTATATGTCGCCACTACGGATTTGCATCATGGATGGTGATGTAAGTATTGCTGCTTCAGGGTTTTATGCCAAGCAAGACATCACTTTTAAAGTGCTTGATGAGGATTGCCCGGATGATGAGGGTGTGGAACCTGAACAGTACAAAAGTGAGGATATTTACTTCAAGCCATTGGTATTGGAAGGTGATTCATTATCAATGGCACTCACTCAACATCAGGTCATTGTAGATGGTGAAATAGGCGGTTTCCAAGACTTTACGAATTGGGATAAGCCAAGATACACCAAGCCTTTTAAATCCATCCTGAAGTCAAAAGAAGAGTATTCACAGTATAAGAATTTCTTATTCAGACGACTTGGTAAATACAAAGCCTTTTGGATGCCACTCTATGAAAAGCATCTTAGTGTGACGAGTACTGGTCTTAATTGGATTGAAGTGGACAATGACTATGTTATCGAAGCCGATCGCAAAAACTTGGCTGTCAAAATCAATGGTCTTTGGTCAGCACACTCGATCACTGCAATCAATAAGAATGGCAGCAAAACAAGACTGACTGTTTCACCCGGTCTTGATGTGTTGCAGTCTCAAATTCAATCGATTTGTTATTTAGGCCTGTATCGTTTGGCTGCGGATAGTGTCGAGTTCTCATTTCTGGGCAATTCAATTACTCAAGTCAATGTGCCAATTGTGGAGCTTCATTCATGATCTTTAAAAGTCGTAAAGAGCTTTACCAATTTAAACATGGTGCCAAAGCTTGGTATTTTACGAGTGCTTCAAAACCTGTAGTACATAATGAAATCACATATCAGACAATACGCGGTATGAGTCGCACCGATATTGAAGATGCAGGCATTGATAAAGCGGATGTGAATATTACTTTTCCACAGATTCCACTTCTAGATGCAAATGGTGAAGATCTGCAGCAGTTGTTCATTAATAAGATTTTCTATGATGCTGTGACAGTAACTATATTGGAGTTGTATAAAGGCGAGTCACTAGTCCTATTCAAAGGTCGTGTCACTGTGCCAAAGTTTGATGAAGATGCTAAAACAATGACCTTGGTTGCATCAACCAATGAGACTTATCAAAACCGAAACATCTTAACGCGTAAGTTTCAGAAACCATGTCCTAATAAAATTTATGATCGATTTTGTGGCTTGAATTTCGAGACATGGTCCTCTAAAGCTAAAGTTTTATCGATTACTGGCTTGAAAGTAGTGGTTCAGTTTGCGCCTACCGTTACTGTTGTTGAATCTGTAGATGGCAATGAGAATCCAGTTGTAAGAACAACAACGATTCAAAGTTCATTAATCACAGCCAATGGAAAAGAAACAGTCACCAAAAATAAAACTGTAGTGACTAAAACAACAGATAAAGTTACTGGCCAAGTATCCATAGTCACAACGACAGAAGTCATTTTTACTCGTGAAGCCCAAAATGTATTTGCACGTGGATTAATTTATAAGGATAGCGTTTATGTCTTTATTGCCAATGCAACGAGTCTAAGTCTTTCAATGTATCGACGGTTTCCGTATCTCAAAGTTGGTGATGAGGTGTTCATTGCCATGGGCTGTGATCAATCACAAGAATCTTGTAAGACATTTGGGAATAATCTTCGTTTTATGGGCTTCCCATTCATGCCGAACTCAAACCCAGTGAATGATGAAATTATTAAATAGGTGTTGATATGGTCATAGCTCCTTGGGTGCTTTGGGCGATGTTCGCCATAACATTAGCATCTGCTGTATATAGTTACTATTCATTAAAAAAAGCACAAAAACAAAATAGACCTGAACCCAATCAAAACAATGGAACCATTGCAGATGAGGGAGTTTCATTTTCTGATCTTGCAGGTTCACCGCATGTTTATACAAACATTACTTGGGAAGGGAATCAATCAACCGAACCTATCAAGTCAAAAGGCGGTAAGAAATGAAAATCTATATGTCAGATATTCGGAATGCAAAAATGTGTGCTCGCGGAACGCGGGCATTTTTTATGCTGCATGGTTTGGATTTTCAGGACTTCCTTAAAAACGGTATTGATGCAGAAATTATCCTAAGCACCCAAGATACTATGGCAATTCAAGTTGTGGAGTTGAAAAATGGGCGGAAGTAAATCACAGACAGTCGGTTATACCTACTTTAAAGGTTTTATGGCGGTCATAGGTAATCGCATTGAGCAGCTGCTAGATATCAATCCAGATAAAAAAGGCTGGATTATGACAGCAGATCAAAAAGAAATTCTGAAAGCTGGACAAGCATCAGTTGGTATTAACTTACCCAATTTATTTGGTGGTGATAAAAAGGAAGGGGGGTGGGTTGGGGCAATTGATGTTTATGTGGGGAGAGATGAACAGTCACAAAACGCTTATTTAGCAAATCAAATTGATGAAGATGTTTCTGCATATCCAAATTTGTCTTATTTAGTATTTCGTGGTCAAGACAGCTTAGATAAAGGCTTTCAATTAGTTTCTATGTCTGGAATGATGAAGGAATTCATGCTTTGGGTTAAGCGGACGAGAGTCAAAAATGATGGGAGTAGACAGTGGTATGAGATTCGACCAAGAGATCAAGCTGTAGTCTGTGAAATAGAAGCGTATGAACACAATGATTGTAAGTTTATTAAAGCAGACTATAGAGATTATTCGGTGAGATGGAATCGTATTAGTAATGATGATCGATTCTTAACTTATAGTAGTGGTTTTAGATTGTCAGATGCATTTGCAAGAAACCGCGGGGATTGCTGGGTAAAATTCTTATTTAAAGCTGCAACAGGCGCACCTGTTAATTTATCAATTCCTCAATTTTTGGTTTCTTCAGGAACAACAGTTGGGGTAAGCGTCTCTCCATTTCTTAAAGTTGCAGAGTTAGATCATAAATCAAATAGTATTGAAGAATTCTGGGATCAAGAAATTGCTCTAGATGTAACTTTAAATCCGTGTGAATTAACAGAACATTGGGTTAAATTTTCATGGACTTTTATTAACACTGTTAATACTGGTTATCCAGGCGGAAAGCCCTCTGATTTTTATTTCGATTACACAGCACCAGTTCCTGTGTCAGATACTGCTTGTGATAATTTAAGTGGGTATGACATAAATCCTATACATAAAATTAGGGAAATACTGACAGACTACACAGCAATGAGTAAGCCTGAGTCAGATATTAATGATGAGAATTTTAGATTCATGGCTGATCGTATTTATGATGAAGGTCTTGGTATATCTTGGTGTATTCAACAAAAATCATGCAAGGAAGCGCTGGAAGAACTTGAATATCACATTGAGGGCGGGGTGCGAATCAATCGTCAAACTGGGCTTTATGAAGTTATTCTATTCAGAGATGATTTACTTAATTTAGCTGATGCTTTGCATTTTGATGAGACTAATATTAAGTCATTTCAGCCTGATATTGTGAATGCAGAAGATCAGATTAATGCAGTGAATGTATCGTTTTATGATCGAATGAATATTAAAGAATCTGCATTTTCACTCAGTGATTTGGGTTCTTTTCATACGATAGATCATGAAAATGCTGAGGATGTTAAATTTCCATATTTTATGACGCGCAGAAATGCGGAAATGGTTGCTAACTGGAAGTTAAAACAGTTTTCAACAATGGCATGGAAAGGCACTTTTACGACTGGTCGTTATGAAGCTCGTAAGCTGAATAAATATGATGTTGTACTGCTTTCATGGAAAAGTAAAAACATCGTCAATTTACCTGTTCGAATAATCAATATTAATCTTGGTAATGGGCGTGACAACACAGTCACTTTAGATTTTGTTGAAGTTGTTCCATATTCAAGCATTAGCTATTCAAATATCAATGTAGATCCGAATCCTAATCCAATTCTACCACCGCAGCCTAACTCAAGTATTGTGTTTGAAATGCCATATTTTGAAGCTGTGCAAAGAATGGGGCAAACTTCGGTAGATACAGAGTTAACCAATAATCCAGAAATTGGCTATTTGATGGCAGCAACAATCAAGCCTCAAAATAACTCATTGAGTGCTTTGCTGTACTCAGATAGCGGCTCAAATTCATCAAATTTTGAAGAAGTCGGTGTAGTTGATTATTGTGCGGGTTGTATCTTGGATCAAGATATCTCATTTATTGATACATCTTTTGCGGTCAAAAATGTTCAGGATTTATCTCGTGTAAAATTTGGCACTCTAGTTCAAATTGATCAAGAGCTTCTTGTTTATCAAAGCTATGATACTGAAACAAAGGTGCTCACAGTCAAGCGAGGGGCACTAGATACGCTACCAAGACCGCATTCGAAAGATGCGGTTTTTTACTTTTGGGATGACTCAAGCGGTCTAGATCAGACGGTTTATGTTGATGGTGAGACTGTTCAGGCGAAAGTATTAACAACTACACCTAGCGGAGTTGAGAGTCTAGAAACAAGTGCTGTTCGAATTCTCAATATTAAAGGTCGTGCAAACAGGCCATACCCACCAGCAAATGTCAAAATTAATGATGAATATTGGCCTGTAGAAATTGAAAATGATCTCGTCTTAACTTGGGTTGATCGAAACCGAATTCAACAAACTGGTGGTGAAATACTAGGTTTTTTTGAGTCAGGTATAACGCTTGAAAGTGGGGTCACTTATCAATTAATCCTTGTTGAGCAAGATGAGAACGATGTTGTATTGAGAACTCAGAATTTAAGTTTGGGCTCACTTAATACTTATACTTTTGCCACATCATCAATGGATGCAAATACATTCTCTATTGAAATTACTTTGAAATCATTGAGAGATGGCTTTGAGTCTTATCAATCATTTAATCACACTGTAGAACTGAGTAAGTTTTTTAGTGCGCCTTATGATATTCAATATACAGTGAGTGAATCATGAAGATAGATTATCAATTTAAGGTTGATGGTTTTTATCATAGTGTTAAATACTATCGCTCTGAAACACCGATGAATCCTGAATCTATGCCGTTACCCACAGCTGAAAATATCACTTTAACAGAGTTTGCAGATACAACTGCATTGGCAAACAAGAAATACTATGTTCGATTTTCTTCAGTCCAAAATGCGGTTGAAAAGACCAGTGAAGAAATTGAAGTTGATACACATACGTTCAAACAAACAGTGGTTTTCTCTAAATGGAATGGTGTTTCTCAAATCGTTTTATCTAATTCAAATAAAACGATTACATATCAATCGGGTCTGTGGCAACAATGGTTTCATGATGGCGTTAGTGTGGGGCGCACAGTTGGTGATAAAGCCAAATATATTGAATTTACTATTGATACTTTTGCAGCTATTGCAACTAACTCGCTTGCAATTGGCCTTTCAACTTCAATGAGTTCAAGCGGTAATGCTGGGAATGATGGAAGAATTCAATATTTTGGTGATGGACGGAAAAGGGAAAATGGGACTTATTCTAATTATGGGCCAACATTTACAGCTGGAGATAAAATCGGGATTAAATTGGAAAAGTCTGGTTCAAACACATCTATATCCTTTTATAAAAATGGGGTTAATCTAGGTGTTGCATTTACTCGAACTGGCTTAACAACAACTTTCTATCCAGCTATTTCATTCTATGCAAACGCAACAGCGGATAATGCAAAGTTAACGATTAATCAATACATAGTCACTGATCCAACGGGGCTAGTAGCTTGGTAGCACCTTCGGGTGCTTTTTTATTGCCAAAAATAGGGGGTTGTGTGGATAAAGAAACATTAAAAGAGATCGTTACTGGTCTTATTACTTACGGCTGGATGATTGCTTTAGCAATGCTTGGAGGCTTGGTTGCCTTTATCCGCAGACTAAATCAATCAAAAGAACCTAAGCCGTTGAAGGAGATATTTATGCGACTTTTCGGTGAGTTAATTATCTCTGCATTTGCAGGGATTATCACAGTTCTATTGTGTATTTACTGGGATATGCCATTGGTACTTATTGGTGTACTTGCAGGCATGGCAGGGCATTTAGGTGGTAAAGCCATCGATACCTTTGTGCTGATTTGGAAAGCAGTAGTTTCGGGAGGTAAGTTGCCATGAAAACAAGTAACCCAGGAGTGGACTTAATCAAAGGTTTCGAAGGTAAACGTTTGAAAGCCTATGATGATGGTGTGGGCGTATGGACCATTGGATTTGGCACAATCAAATATCCTAATGGTGTGCGAGTCAAAAAAGGTGATGTATGCACTGAATCTCAAGCCGAGGAATATCTTCGCAATGACTTAGTCGTATTTGAACACACCATCAATCGATTGGTGAAAGTTCCGCTTAATCAAAACCAATTCGATGCTTTGGCTTCATTCTCTTACAACCTTGGCGAAGGCAATCTTAGCAAATCAACTCTGCTGAAAAAGCTTAATGTAAAAGACTACAATGGTGCAGCTGCTGAATTTCCAAAGTGGAATAAGGCGGGAGGTCGTGTCTTGGCTGGACTTGTGAAACGTCGAAAAGCTGAAATGGAGTTATTCTTAAAATGACGCTATTCCTACTCATCTCAAAATGGCGAGAAATCTTAATTGGACTTCTCGCTTTTTTGTAGATTGTTTGTCTTGCCTTACTGAACCACAAAGTAGGGCAGATCCAGAAATACAAACAGACTGAAATTATTATTCAAACTGAGAATGCGAAAGCCAGAGCTGTCTTGCTGTTTTTGAGACATTTCCTTTGTTTTCTTCAATGACTTTTATCTTTTAAGCTTTAAATTCTGCTGTGTTTTCATCAGCACTCATCAAACTCAAAATATTCATTCCCAATATTTCTGTCCCTCATTAATTGCAAAATTCACTATAAAATTACGAAAATTTCTTTCTACTTTTTTCCACTCTTCTCTGCTATCCATTCGGTTTGCTACTATTATAGAGCCATAATCCTCTTTAGTTTCATCTAACCTTAATAGCAATAAATCATTATCTCCCAAAAACTCACCAATAATATAATCCCCAAAGATGAAATCATCTCTATAATCATGCATAAATTCTTGTGTTTTTACTTCTATGAAATATAAATCTAATAATATTAACCCCCACTGTCCATATATAACATCTTCAAACAAATATGCACCATTAGAAATTCTATAGAATTCTATAAAATCTTCAGAAAAGGGTATATCATTAAATTCATTTATTCCATGTAAGAACCTACATCTAAATAACATATCTATGGAAATATTATTTATTGCTTTAGGTTTCGTCCAACTATTTTTTAATAAATCTACATTGACTTCAAAACTATAATTCATACTAGTACCTATTCCAAAACTGAGAATATTCCCTTTAATGCATTTTCTTTGAAAAGGCACTAAATTATTAAAATTATTAGTACCTCCAAATATTAGAGGCTTAATATGATGAATATCATTTTCACTCCAACCACCTACTGGTGACTTTTAACCACCGTCAAACCACTATTTAATATATCCATCACCTTTTAGATTCACTAAAAATAACATAAAAGAGCTTATGTAAAAACTTTGATAAGTTCTCATGTAAAATGCTACCGTGTCCTAAACTACTAAAGCTTGAGTCAGGGCAGGGTAAAGAAATCACACTTTGGATCATCGATACAGTTGCAAAATACAATGAGTGTAGTGCTTTGAATGATGCGAAGAATGATACCTTATAAAGGCTAAATTTGATTTCGAGTTTGAAGCTTTATATCAATCCTAGTGTTCAAACTATTAATAAATACTTGAACATTTTTAATATTGTCATTATTAATGCCATGCTCATGAGCAATTTGCTGAACAAAAGATTTAATTTCCATTAATATATTAAAGACAAAGCTTAATTCATCATCATTATTAGTAATAGATTTTGAATAATCTAAAGCGATTTTGACACCAATATTGTGAGTCAATTCCTGAACATCAATTACCACATCCATTACATGATTACTAAAAGCTATCTCAATCTCATTTGCTTGTGCTTTTGTTAAGGTTTCCTCATTGAAACGTAGCCTATTAATCTCAATTTGACCTAGAATACTATTGAGTTTTTTAGTGGTTTTTAATAATACCTCAACAGCTTCATCATGAAGATCCTTTGTGCGATTGTATATTTCCTGCACCCTCCAATCATTAAATAATTTAGATGCAATAAACGCAGCCCCTAACGTTGCCAGAACAGAAAGAAAATAAATACTCGCAACCCAAGCCTCTTTAAGTGCGTCATTTACATCATTATGAATAAACATAATTAAAGTAACAAAAAAGAAAATTACTATTAGGTAAGAAATTGTTCCAAGGGTATTTACAAAAATTGATTTTATTTCTTCGTTCATAACTATTTTAACATATAGATTTAATAGGTATTTTACCCATTAATTTGCAATAAACCATCCCAACTAAAATAATTCTGCGTCAATTTTCCCCGACTCATACTCCATTTTCTGTCTTTTAATAAACAAGGTCCAATTGCCAGCTTCTTACTAAACTTCTCATTCACTTGTTCTAACGCGGTTTGAAGATTGTCATTCCTTTGAATAGCATCATAATCTGCAAGAAGATCAGGAACATATCTTGACTTAGATTCAATGCAAGTGAGAATCACACCACACTTCTTAAAATCTACACCTTCTTTATAAACCTTATCTATTTGCCTAAGGATGTGTTTAATGATTACCGCTGCGCTATCAGTTGGCTCAGGAAATGAAACACTCACACTTGCTTTGTAGAATGGTTTTTTAGTGTCGAATGGGTTTGAATGTGCAAAGGCGATTACGCACCCAGTTAAGCCGTTCTGCCGTCTCAATTTTTTAACAGCAGCTTGAATATAGCAACTCATTGCTTCTGAAAGGCCATCTTGATCCAAGACACGTTGCCCAAATGAGCGCGATGAAACAATCTGTTTCTTATCTGGTGCGACTTCCTCAAGTTCAATACATGCGGTGCCTTGTAGCTCTAAAACAGTTCGCTTGATCACAACTGAAAATTGACTTTGGATAAAAGCTGGATCTGAAACAGCAAGATCAAATACTGTTTTAATATTTAGTGAATGAAGTTTTTTACAATGTTTGCGACCGACACCCCAAATCTCGCCAACATCTATATTCTGGAATAATCCCTCTTTTGAACACGGATCCATTTCAACAAGATTACAAATACCGTTGAAGTGCTTATTCTTCTTAGCAATATGATTTGCCATTTTGGCTTCGGTTTTACTGAGACCAATACCGATGCATACTGGCAACCCCAGCCACATCAAAAGGGCATCTTTGATCTTTCCTACAAGAACGTTTAAATCTTGATTTGCATAGCTTGTAAGCTCAACAAATGTTTCATCAATAGAATAAACTTCAACATCTTTTTCACTGACAAATGATTTTATTGTCGCGGTGAATCTATGTGACATTTCCTCATAAACTGCATAGTTGCTTGATAGAACAACTACATTGTGCTTTTCGACTATATCTTTAATTTGAAAAAGAGGCACGCCCATCTTGATACCCAAGTCTTTAGCTTCTTGGGAACGTGCAACAGCACAGCCATCATTGTTGGATAGTACAATGACTGGTTTTCCATTCAATTTTGGCTGAAACAAGCGCTCACACGACACATAACAATTATTAATGTCGATGAGCGCGATAATCCTTTCTTTCATAACTTGATATCGTTACATAATCAAGATAATGATAAAATTCCCTTGGGATGAATTCAAATTTATAAACTGTGGATAAACAAGGGTACGTCAGAATAAGACGTTTTGTTTTTCTTCATCACGCGGAAAAGTGACAAACTCATCACGCATTTCAAAGAAATATTCATGTGCATTTTCTTTATCAACATTCAACCAGTCTTTTCTATATTCTTCCGGTATGACAATGATTGAGCGTTTTTCATCATCGGGTGCGTGAAATTGCTTCATGAACCGATGTTTGTCTGAATTGATCGTAAGCATCGAAAACGATCTGACTTTTGAGTCTTTGATTACAGCGTCATCATAAATCGCTGCAACTGTAAACGGTTGACCATCTTCACGCTTGATTGTGTACCAATGTGGTTTGCCATCAATGTATTTTGGTTCATAGAATTCTTGAACTGGTACAAGGCAAAATTTACTGTATTTCCATGCATGACGAAAACTTGGTTTCTCTGCAACAGTTTCAGTCCGCGCATTGTAAGTATAATTACTAAACTTAAAATCCTTTGCCCATGTGGGTAAAAGTCCAAATTTGCCAAAATCTAAATCAAAACCTTTCATGATGATTGGCGCATGGTAACCAGGATAAATATGTGGTTTCAGATCAAGTTCTAGCTGATCAACTTCGACATCAAGTAAGGTGAGGGCATCTTTGGTGGGAATTTCATAGTTTGAGCACATTTCTTATTCTCGACATGAAAAACTGAATGCTGTGTATAAATACCATATCCATTATATTTATAGAATTCAGTGCCGATTTGTAGCGTTTGCTTAATGTAGAAGTAGAGCCAGTTTTTCATTTTAAATTTACCAGCTATCAACAATATTCGCCCAGTCTTGAATCATTTTTCTTCTTTCATCCAAATTTTGAGCATGATTGTAAGTACCACGTACAATATTTTTATCAACATGGGCAAGTTGCATTTCAATCCATTCTGAACTGTAATTTTTTTCATGCAAAATAGTGGATGCTGTGGCGCGGAAGTCGTGAGCTGTGCAATTCAAGCCCATTGTTTTTAAGGCCTGATTAATTGTACTTTTGTTCATTACTTTAGACTTATTAAAAACCGAACAAAACACATATTCATCGTTAGATTGGATTTTTTGGTTTTTAAGAATCTCAATCATCTGTCTACTTAAGGGAACCAAGTGCTGACGGTTCATTTTAATATTCCGCTCACCTACAAGAAGTTGATCTCTAGATGCCGGTGGGATAACTATTAATTCCTTTTCAAAATCTACCCAATCCCATCTTAAACGACATATTTCAATAGATCTCAACATCGAGTACATGAGTAATCGAATTGAGTTTTTAACCATCTCTGTGCTTTTTGATTTAGATAATGCAGCATTAAACTTTGCACGATCTTCCATAGATAAAGGCTGGGCAGTTTGTTTAGGTGGCTTTTCGACTGTTTGCCCAAGAGATATAGCTGGATTATCTTCACACCTTAAATTAGCGATGGCGTAATTAAATATAGAGTTCACATACTGTCTATTTCTAATTGCAGTTGTTTCACCAGTGCCATGATTCATCTGTTTGCTTATACGCGCGATAGTATCCTTTTGCATTTTCAGAACATCATAAGGTGTAATGGATCGAATGCTTTTATGTCCAAAAGCAGGAAATAGATCCCTTTCAAAAGCTTTTTCTACATCGCGTCTAAATGACTCTGATCGCTTACTTTCCTTGGTGCTATACCACTCTAGTGCAATTTCTTTAAAGGTGGACTCAGCAGCAAGTTTAGCCCTTTCTTTTTCTTCTAATTTATACTTTGAGGGATCAATATTTTTATCAAGCAAAGCTTTTTGTTCATTTACTTTTTGTCTAGCTTGAGCAAGAGTTACAACAGGGTATTCCCCTAAACTCAACATTGAAGCCTTGCCAAGAAATCGAAATCTATAACGCCACAATTTAGAGCCATTAGTACGCACTTCCAAGCACAAACCTGAATGATCTGCGACTCTATACATTTTATCTTTGGCTTTTAATTGCTTGATTTTAGTATCACTTAACATGCTTGTGAGTAACTTTATTAAAATAGCTGTTACTCACTATCTTACTCACAAACCCTATTAATGTCACTTAGACCTATTTAATGCTATTTTATAGGATGGTGTTCTTTAAGATTTTGATTAAATTGTCGTTTTTATTCTATTTAATAGTATTTTATGAAATTGCTTCTTTTCGATCATTAGAAGCATATTGATATTAACCTATAGAAATTTATCAATTTATTTTGTTTGGTGGTTTTGGATACCCGTTAGGTTCCCCGTTTTGAAAAAAGTACCTAGTTACAGCACAAAATAAAAAAAGCCTGCTAGGTGCAGGCTATGATATCAGATTCTTGTTTAAATTCTTCCACTTTTTGCTTTACATAGGACTCATACTAGAACACATCTTTTTCTGAAATTCGATTCGGTTGTTTGATATTTCCTTTCTTAATGTCAGAGTAAAATTTTTTCTGACCATATCCGCCCAGTCTTCAATATATTGACCATACATTTTTTCAAGTGATTTACAGTTAGTTCAGTTAAGAATCATTGGCTTTTGCATTGCTTAGACAAGCCACAGCATATCGGGTGTACTTAATTGCTGCAGATTAAATGGGGGCAGATTAACTCTAATATTAATAAGCAACGGCAGTTGACTTTAGATGTTGAACCTTACAAATGGCAAACTGCGAAGGATGATTAAATTAAGCAAGTCTTGATTTAATATCAAAGTTTGCTTTATAAACAGATTTACATATTTTGGGTTAGGGAGGCTATTTATTGGATGAAATATATATTTTTCTTAGCAATAATAGTGTCACTACTCATAATTATCTATAAACCTAGTATTCCCTCAGAAAATAAAGAAAGCAAAGAATTTCATAGACTAGGGACAGTACTAACGGAATGTCAGGGCATAGCTCCACCCAAAGAGCTGGATAAGAGAAAGTATTACGATTATTGTAAATGCTTTAAGAATCCTGTTGATGCACGTAACAAGGAAGAAAAAGAGAAGAGTTGTATTGAAGATTTAAGAAGCCCGAATTAATTGTTTTTTTGTTTTATTTTCTGATTTTTTATAATACTCGGGTCATAAGAATGATGAGCGTAGAGTAAAAAGCATCCTCATTACAAGATTATAAAGCTACAGGATATGAGGGGTGTTCGATCCAAATTTTTCATCAGGATCAAATTATATTAATTTTGACTTGAACAATAATTTTACTCATTTTATTAAATTCAAACCTCCTCTGGGAGGTTTTTTGATTGAGTGTTATTTATGGAAATTAAGCAATACACCAGCTTTACCCAAAATAAGCTAAACTAGATAAAAATACTGAACAACTTTAAGTTTCAATTTTTGAGAATATTTAACCATAGAAAAACACACTTAAAGTTAGACTAAGTAGTGCCTAGCTTTGGTAGTGCAATTCACTAGGGCACTTTTTAAAATCAATGAAAATACAATGTATTGAGTGAAAAACTATCTCAAACTTTTTTGATACTTTAACATCTGCAATTCTAACTTTGCAGCATCTTTTTTTATCTGTTCATTTAGTTCTTGATATTGCTTAAGCGCCACTTGTTTTTCTTGATTTGGGTTTTGCTGTGTATCTTCATATTTTGGATTAAACATTAGATCTTTAGTGAGATCAAGATATTGTAATTGTAGTTGAATGAGGTCATGCAT